ACCGAGCAGACGTTCCAGCCCATAGCCCCGCCTGTCACCGATATACTGCGAATAATGTCCGACCGTCGCCAGGCCGTGCAGGATGCGGCGCTTGCTAACTTTGGTGCTGTTCAGGGTGCTGCACCCCAGATGGTCAACCCCGATGTTCGCTTCTTCCCTGGCCTTGAGCCAGGGGGTATTGCGAGCATGGCGCTGGGCCAGTCATCTGGTTTGGGAACAGAAGCGGCTGAAAGCCTCATTCCAACTGCAACGCGGGAGTTCTTCCGTGTACCGTTGCCTGGTCTCGCCTCGCCCCAGGAACCCACCCTACAATCCGAGTTCGGCGGAGCGTTGGGCCTAGCAAAGCAGATTCTTGACGCCATCCGCCTGTTTCAGACAGGTACAGCTAGTTCAAGCCAGAGTGGTGGTGGTGGTGGTGGTGGTGGTGGTTCGGGGCTCAGCCTCGATAGCCAGTTCATTGCCAGCATCATCGGCGAGACGGTGGGGCCATAGTGGCTATCAGTCCTGCACTCCTCAAAGGCTTCCAAATACTTCGCGTTGGCGAACGCTCTACGAAGGATAAGAAGTTCGCCCGCGACGAGTTCCTGGCTGCACCGCCTGGGACTATTGTGGCCCCACGCCGCAAGGGTCAGGCGCCGACCATGCAGAACGCCATAAAGGCACTTGCCGAGGTAGCGGCTAAAGCTGCACCAAAAGTTCCCAAGTTCGATTCCGTCCAGGCTCTCAAGGGTGCTGCTCACGGTGCCGTGACGGTAGTGAGCGGGGATACGCTGGGTGCTATAGCCCTGCGTATGGCTCCCAACCTACCCATCTATGGCCCTGGCGGTTCCTTGGAATTGCTAATTCAGGCCAACCCACAGTTTGCCTCTAACCCGAACCTCATATTCCCTGGACAAGTCGTGAACAACCCGTTCGTCACGGAGCCCACACCAGCCCCCGCTCCAGCGGCACCACGTCCGGCTCCCGCAATCCCTGCGGGGCCTACGTCCCCCGTTGCAGGGGGCGCGCCTCCCGCCCAGCCGGAGCTTCCGAGCCCTGGGGACGTAGCAGGTGGCAGTGCCTTCCAACTCGAACTACTGCGCCAAATCCTTGGCGACGAATTGGGTCGCCTCCTTATTCCACAGATGAATGCGCAAATACAACAGTCACTCGGCTTCATTGCCCCAAGTCTGACTGGCATCACAGACCCCGCTGTTTTCCGTGGGGGACTTCAGGGGCTCTCATTGAGCCAACGTCCTACAACTCCAGCCGGTTCAGCAGCGACCGCTGCGGGGACGGGATTCATTCCCACAGTGCAGGCGAGGGCCGCCTTCCCTTCGTCGAGCATCATACGCGAGTTGCTGGCCCCAACGTCAGCGTTGTCCCTCAGTGCTACTAGGGCACCAGAAGGAACTATTCCCACCCTGGCTGCTCGTTTCACGGGAGCGAGGCGCATCATTGATGCCCTCGGAGGCCCCGTGACTGGAGGCCGCGTTGCGTCCGTTGGGACGCTGTAATGGTCTTCCATCCCACGCCGCCTGGGCGTATTCTACGGGATAAGCCGCTACCTCCTCAGCGTAGGGGAACTCCAACCGCGATCCCTGGCCCAACTCCAGGCCCCCCCGAAGTCCCCTGGTATCTCGACCTCGACCTGTTCGACTATGTAACCAAAACCCTCGGCGTCCCTGTGGGGCCGTTCCGCATACGACTGAGTGATGATAACGAACCCATTGGCGGTGTCGAGCTGGCACCAGGTGCCAAGCCCCCTCTGCCCAAAGGCCCACCTGTTGGCCCAGCGCCGCCTGGGCGCGCCATATTCGACACCATCGAAGACGACGTCATAGAAAAGTTTATGGCGCAGGCTGGCCGTCCGCCCACCGACGACGAGATTGTGATGATGATGGTGGCCGCTGGCTATCAGCCTGGCCCGACGCCGTTCCTCCCAGCGGGAGATGAGCGACCGCGACAGGCTCGGCCCGATGAGCAAATACTGACCGACCCAACCGTGGCAACGCTACGGCAGGCCCTCTCGCTAACCGAGGCAGACCGCGAGGGCAGTCCGTCCATACTATCAAAGGTCACTGGGCTCGACTTCCTGACGCTGCCCCAGGGTAGTCCATTGGCGGAAGCTGGACAGCAGATTAAAGGCGGCATCTCTGCCACGTTGCGTCAGACCTTCCCCACAGACGAGCAGCGGCAGGCCGACCTGGCTTCGGGCCGTCAGGGCACGGCGCTGGGAACTCTGTTCTCTGCTGGTGAAGCCTTCAGGGGCCTAGCCAAGTCGACTGGCTTCTTCCTGACCGAACCTCTAGGTGAGACTGCCGAGCAGTTGGGGGCATCTGCGAGCCTACAGGGCAAGATTCGCGGTGACATTACGCGTGAAGCGGCTGGGGAAGCGGCTCTGGCTATACTTCCAGTCCTGGGTTGGCCAAAGCTCCCTGGCAACATCGTCAAGGGTCTAAGGTTCGGCGTCAAGGACATACCACGGATACGAAAAGTAGGGATCAAAGCCTACGCTGGCGAGCAGCTCACCAAGCTGTCCGAGGTGGCTACTGCCGAGCGGGCAAGACTCATCGAGCAGTACGAGGACGACCTCATCGAAGGGTTCGCCGAGAGTGTCGGCGCATCCATCAAGAAAGAGAAGAACCGCGAGCGCCTCTTCCGATTCGCCCGCGACCCTGAACGCCTCCGTGAGTCCGCTGAGTCCATGCGTAAGGGCGGTGGCCCCCCACAGCTTGCCAAACAATACGACGACCTAGCCGACCAGATGGAAGCCGTCCAAGGCATCGTCAGCGACTTGCCCACAAGCGGGCAGCTCGATACATTGGAATGGTTGGGTACTCGTCGTGTCAAGGGTGCGCCCAAGACGATTAACAACCGCCTAAAGCAGGCAGCGAACGATGTGGGAGTCAAGATTACAGACGATGCCGGTACCCTGCGAACGCCCAGGGCCATATTCGATGAAATAGTCGCGGGTACTGGCAATATCTCTGTTGACCCTGGCCTCCAGTTCTGGCCTCGTGTCTCCTTCTTCAGTCAGACTGAATGGGGGAAGATGATCTCCCGCGCTGTCCAGCTCCGGCGCCAGATAAGTGGCTACGAGACGCTGTTGCAACATGCGCAGCTTCGTAAGGCTGCGGCAGGGCGACCGCCATCGGAGGTTGTTGCGAGCCTCCGCGTCATCGACGACTTCCTTGACAACCTCGAAGGCCTGGGCATTACCGACGAGGCCGAAGCGTTCCTACGCTCACTAACGGGCAAGAAGCCACCGAAGGCTGTTACCGACCGGATGCGCCGCATCGCCAAAGACCACGGTATTGTGGTCGAGGAGGGCATGACTGCCCAGGACGTGGGTGCCGCTCTCCAGGCCAAACGTGGGGAGCTATCAGTCCCCTCGCCGCAGCGGGCCGCAGCAGCCGCCAAGGCCGCTGGCATTGATGATGTCGAGAGTCTCACTGTCGAGCAGATCATCGGTGAGGTTGCTGACCGTCGTAAGCAGTTGTATGCTATTAACCGCGCTGAGATTACTGCCGGTGGCCCGACTATCCCTTTGGCGACTCTTGTCAATGCGCTGACCAAAGCGGATTTGTCGCCGGAAGTTCAGCTTGATATATGGCGGCTACTTCGATTCCAACTACCAGGGGACGATGGCACTGCACGCCTGACTAACATCATCCGACGCACAGGTGGGGAGGTAATCGAAGAAGCTCCCAATGTTGCTAACATACGTCGGGGGGCCGAGGAGATCGTCAGCGGTGCAATATTCGATGATGCCATACGTGCGCGGGCTATGCCTGCTGTTGTCGAGGCTCTTGAGGTGGCCGGAAGCAACCGCGAGAAGCTTGCCCGCGAACTAGCTACGCGGTTCTCCGCCGTCTTTGCTGGTAAGTTGCCTGTAGAGGGGGCTGCGTTCCGCAACCTAGCTGACCAGTTGGCTAGGTGGTACGGCAAGAATGTGAAGCGGTTGGCAAAACGGGATATTAGCGCCGCCCAAGGCGACCGTCTCGTCTTCACTTCCGCCAAAGGTATCATTCGTGAGTTGGCCAATGACGAGACCTTCCTGCGGAACACACGGGTTGTCTTCGGCGACTCGGAGCGCCTCGTGGACGAGCTGAGGCGCACAGCAGATATTCCGTCCGATTTGGGAACGGTGCAGGGTATCAGCCCCACTGAGCGTGTAAAGCAGCTCATAGACAGTGTACGCAAGGTGAAGATACCTGAGTTGCAGGCTGCGCTCCGTGGCCGCACCAGGGGTCTACCCAAGCCCACGAAGAAAGCTGCCAAGGAAGCGCGGGCACAGCTCCGTCCCGCGCGTAAGGAGCTATCACAATTAGAGGCCGATATAGCAGCCACCCGCGACCTAAACATTAGGTTCCAGGAAGAGCTATCGCGGGCGATGAGTACAGCCGACGAGGCTGCCCTGAAAGCCGACCCCGACCTGGCTCGCCGACAGGTTGCCATTGCTGAGATACAGCGCACCGAGGAGGCGCTAGAGATTCTGCAACGGCGTATGAAACTGGTAGGAACCGGTAAGGAACAGTTGTCCCTCGCTGACGAGGAGATGCTGGAGGCATTTAGGAGGCTAACCAGTCCAGACGACATCGTGTTGAATGCTTCTGCTGACCCTCGTGTGCAGGAGTTAGCCCGACTTGCCCCCCAGCGCTCCCGCTCAGCTCTGGTTCGTTTGTTCCGTATCATGCAACCCGATGAGTTACGGCCCGCAGGCGAGCAATTGGCAGGCCGCTCACGGCTTCCCGTTATTGGGCCACTGATTAAGCATGTCACGGGTCGTTTCAGCAACAACCCACTTGTGCTGGGCATCTTCTGGCAGCATCAGGTGGGCCGCGCCATGGGCGGGCTTGTGACGACTGCCCACATGGGCAACATCTACCGTCTAGCGCTGCAACTCTCACCGCGTAAGGGCGGGCTGGGAAGGCTGCTTGATAGCCAGCGTCTGGAGACCCACCTGGCCGCGCACTTCGTTGATAACCGTGCTTCCCGCAAGGCCCTGAACCTAGAGGCTAACTTCAGCGCACGGGAGAACGCGGTTGTTGACCTGTACAAGCGCCAGCTATTTGCATACCTTCGCAACCCAGAGTTGTATCCCGAACTGGGAGAGGACTTCGAGAGTCTTGCCCGCATCTACAGGGTGCTCGACGATGACACTACTGCCGCTGCGACCGCTATGGGTGTACGACCCCAGGTTGAGGTCGAAGCTGCCCGCGAGTCATTGCTGAACACGGAATTGCAGGTTCACCCGAACGACGCAAATCTTCGGAGCGGGATTGCCCGAACTTGGGTGTCGATAGCGGACAAGATTTCCACTGACCCACGCTGGGCGAACAAAACGCTCGATGATGTGGTGAAACAGGGACGTGACCTGCTCGTGGACTTCCAAGAGGCCAAGTATCGGCACGTCCTCAACCGTGCCACTGTTGAGTCTATCGCAGACCTAAACGTTGGCACGACTGCCGTGGCCAGAGTCTTCGAGAGTACCAACAATGTCGAAAAGCTCCGCGTGGTTCGTGAAGCCCAGAAGAGCGCACGAGCTAGTGTCGGTAAAATCAACAAACAATGGACTATCACGGGGCTGGAAGATTGGCCGCGAGAGATGCAGGGCGAACTACGTGCCCTCATGGGCGCCCTCACCGGCCCCCAAGCTGCAACGGGTATCCTAGGTACGGCCCAGGATGTGTTCCGCAACGTGATGATGTGGCGTCTTGTCATGGATGCCAGCATCTTCGGTATCCAGGGCTCCTTCTACGCTGCCATGCGGGGCTTCTTGCGCCCTGGTGTCGTAGATGAGCCCATACAAATGTTCGATGCTTTCCGCATGATCGACGATGAGCACTTCGTTCAGTGGGTATTCGCCAACCAGGACGAGTTGATGACCTACTTCGCCAATGGCCTTGAGGTTGGTCTGGAGACTCTGGTGTCAACAGCAACGAACAAGCCCCTGCTCATCGAGCACATCCCCGAACTTCTGAGCCGCCTTCCTGGCCTCTTGGGGAAATCTTTGGAGAAGATTACCCAGCCTCTCGGTCTCGCTGGTCGTGGTGGTCGTGCCTTCAACGACCTCATGTTCGACCGTTGGATGCTCTGGATGAAGACGAACCTAATTCGTCAGCACCTCGACGGGGTGCAGATGATCCGTGCTGCCAAGGGCGGCTTCCGACCCTTCATAGATGATCTCTTGGGCGAGGGTGAGGGGCGAACTGGCTTTGGTCGGGTTGCCGATGACCTCGGTGGGGTCGAACAACTCTATCTATCCTCTCCCGAAGACACGTTGCGGGCTGTCATCCGTGTGGTGAACCAGCAGCTAGGGGGTCTCCCCCGCTCCCAAACAGCGCTAGGTTTGTGGCGGGAAACAGCCGAGAGCTTCCTCCTGTTCGTTCCTGGTTTCTGGCGAGCCCGTGCGGGTCTTCTCAATGCGGCCCTCACAAAGCCCTTCTCCATAGAGGGGCAACTGGCACTGTCTGCGGTAGCCCGCGAGCACGCCTTCCTCGGAGCGCTGGGGGCTTTCGTCTCCTGGCGAACCGGCAACCTGGACAAGTTCAATTACACCGACCCGCGCAAGGCCGATTTCCTGGCAATGCAGTTCGGTGACGTGTGGGTGCCCACGATTCCCTCCTCAGCCAGCAGCACGCGAATCCTGGCGCGTCTCATTGGCGGTATGAACGACATCAAAGACCCCAACGAACGTCGGCGGGCGCTGCAAATACTCGTGGGCGGTCGCCTGCATCCCATCGTGCAGTCCGCATATGAGTCCATGCGGGGCGAAGACTTCCTCGGCAACAGCATCCAAGGCAAACGGGAGCGCTTCTTGACCTGGGCGAAGCAGTTGGTTCCCATATTCACCGAGCAACTTGCTGAGACGGTCATCGACAAGCCTCCCAAGTCCCGTAGTGACTATCTCGATATAGCCGCCAAGGGGCTCGGCGAGTTCATGGGCAAGAACATAGTCCCCCGCAACCCGCTTGATTTACTCGATGAAGCTGCTGGAAACAAGCCTGGCCATAAGGGAGAATTGGGACGACGCTGGTTCGAGCTGGGCGGTGTGGAACAGGCGGAGCTGTTGGGCCAATTCCCTGACCTCGAACAGAATCTCGCTGACTTCGAGGAGAACCAGAAGGATAGGGCCTCTAGCAAGGAGCTAAAGCAAAGTGAGCGCTTTGACTTCTTTGAGACTAGCGCCCAAGATACAAACCGCTCGTTGTCCCAACTGGGAACAAAGCTCGATGCGGGAGCCATAGACGACGAGGACTTCCGCGATGACCGCCGCAAGCTATTTGACTTCCAGAGCGGGGCCTTCGACCGCGTTGAGGACGAGATGCTGCGCGATGGCTTCGACCCCGATGAAGCGTTCCAGAAGCGGCGTGAAGATAAAGACAAGTTGGGTCTGATCGACCAGGCTGTGCTCGACTATCGCAACGTAGACTTCGAGCAGTTTGAGGGCACCGAGACCGTTCAAACGTTGAGCGGCCCCTTGCTGGTTAAGGTCATTGACTTTGACGGCTTCGATGCTGCTCGTCTGCGGGCGCTTGAGCCGTACAGCGCCGAGGTGCAGCAGGCCGCGCTTGAGTTCATCCGGCGCAACGAGCCCCGCATCGAGAAGCGTTTCCGGCTAGCTACGGACGCTCTTGACACCTACTTCGACATTCCCAAATATACGGGGCTAACTGTTCGAGAGGGCGCGCTCCTTGATACCATCCTCAGCACGTTCAACGAGGCTGCTGCACGACTCCGCACCGAAGCCAAGGTTCAAGGTGTGGATTCCACTGCGGCGGCTGAGACTCGCATCAGGGTTGCCGCTCAGTTGCTTAGGACGGGGCACATCACAACAGCCCGCGATAGGCAGATTCTCGCTCTTGCCATAATCATGGCCCGCAAACCCGCTGTGAAAGCTGGCCTAACCAGTCCTGCCAAGGGGCAGTTCGTCCTGGCCAACCAAGACCTGTCGCTGTTCTACGGCTTCACCGCGAACGACGTACCTGATGAGCAGCGCCACCTGCTGCCATTCGCTGTGCAGCAGCGGTTCAGTGAGACGTTCCAAGAGAACCTACAGGGGCGCCTGGACTTCACCAGCCCAGATGCGCCTAGAGGCAATACGTTCGAGCAGTTCCTAGGGAAGTAGGATGTTCTATCTATTTGGTTGTCGTGCCTGTGGGCGCACACGTACCATCAACATGCCGATGGCGTTAATCGGTACGTTCAAGGCGTCCTGTGCGTGTGGCAGCAGCATGGGCCGCGTATACACACCGCCCACAATTATCAACTACCGTAGCAGCGGTGAGTTGGCTGAGCGTGCCCTGCGTGGAGAGGAGACTGTACCTGGTCTAACCCGTGAGGAATCGATGGCTACCGCAGCCCAGATGGCTAAGGACAGGAAATAAGGTGTAGTACAATGGGAGGTAGAGAAATGGCTGAAGACACGAAGCCGGACGAAGACGCTCAAGACGAGGAGGCTGTCTCAAAAGAGACCCCCTCGGAGCCTCTATCTGATGAGGACGTTTCTAAGCTATTCGCTAACATAAGCGAAGAAGCAGCGAAGGCCCCCGAAGGGGACGACGACAACGACACCCCCGACGAGGAGCCAAAGGCGGACTCCCCGCCAGCGACGTTCGACCCTGCGATGTTGCAAACACCGGAGGGGCAAAAGGCCATTAGGGATGCTGTCAACACCATCGCCGCGTCCCAGAAGACCGAGGCTGATACCGAGGCACAGCGCCAGGAGTTGCAGAAGCTCATTGCTGACGGCAACTTCGAGGAGCTGGGCAAGCGGTACACCAAGTCGCTGGAGACACAGCAAGCAGGCCAAGGGGCCGTTGACACCTTCTTGACAACGTTCTATCGGAACCTCTTCTCCGACGAACTGTTCCAAAACCTGACGGTGGAGGAGCGGAAGGAGATTGAGCCCGATGGGCGTTTCCAAACGGATGCAGACTATGTTCGGCATCTCTCAAAGTTCATGGCCAACAAGCTGAAGTCAGGTATCTCTAACGAGGACTTGAACGCAGCAGTGGCCGAGAGGATTGAGGCTCTGAGGCGGAGCGTTGCGGGCGACAAGGCCCGCAAGGGTTCCGTACAGGGAGCATCACCGGCTGAAGGCGGCTCGTCCTCCTCGCCGACTGACGCCCGCAGCCTCATTTCCGAGGGACTGAAAGAGACGTTCCCCGAAGCCTACGCAGAGTAAAGGTGAGTTGACATGCCTATGACACTAGCCGAGGAGCTAGCTCTGGAGATGCCCAAGCTACGGCAGGGCATTATCCAGACCATGGTTGAGCAGGTAAACCTACTCGACCGCATTCCTATCGAAACGGCTGGCGCTCTGTCTGTACCTGTGGTCTATTTGTCCGGCGTTCCTACGGTCTCGCTGCGGCACATCAACGAGGCTGTGACCGACCAGAAGGCCACCTTCGCACAGATGACAGAGAGCCTAGCCATCCTCGATACCGACATTGACATCGACCCCGTTCTGTTGGCAGTGAAAAACCAGGTTCAAGACCCCGCTGCGGCCCAGACGCAGGCCATCGTGGCTTCCCTGGGGGCAAGGGTGAATGACCTCATCGTCAACGCCGACCCAACAGTCAACACACGTGAGCCGACAGGGCTCCGCTACATGCTGTCCAGCGACGCGCGATTCAACGGCCAGACGGTGAACGCTACCGCCAACACCACCAAGCTAGAGTTCCGTGTGGGTACAGCAACCGATGCTAACATTCGCACGGCGCTGTCCAAGCTGGACGAGCTGTTCTACCTCGTGGACAACAAGGCGAGCGTGGTCATCGTGAACCGACAGACCCTCTTGGGCCTGTGGGCTAACCTGCGCCAGCTCAAGATGTTCGACACGACCCGCGACCAGTTCGACCGCGAGGTCGGCATGTACCGCAAGGTGCCCATCATCGACGTTGGCTTCGACCCCGCCGGTGTAATCACTGGTTCGCCCGCTGCCGCTGGCAACGATGGCGACCAGATTATCGGCAACGACAACGACAGCCCGATGGGCAACGGGGCAAACGCCTACACTTCAACCACGCCGCTATACGTGGCGCGCTTTGGGCCTGACCACTTCCTGGGTCTCCAGTTGGAGCCCATGCGGGTCAAGCCGATTGGTGAGACGGAGGCCAGCCCCCACCTCGTCCGCACGAACATTCGCTGGGTTATCCACCCCTCCGCTCTCTTCCAGAAGCGGGCAGCTGGGCGCCTTGTGGGCCTGGACGTAAGTTAGGAGATTATGACATGCCTGCACTAGACCTTAACCTACGAGCAGCCAATGCTGTTGTCATCGACATCAGCGCGGCCACACCGCAGAACACAGCCGCTCTGAACCTGGGCAAGTCTGGTCTGCCTGACCAGCTCTACCTCGTGGTCGTCATCACTGACCCTAGCGCGCAGGCGGTAACGCCTGTGGAGTTCCGGCTCCAGTTTACGGACGACAACGGCACCACTTGGCACACAGTCGGCACTATCACCGCGAACGTTGTGTCTGCGAACGCTGCGTTTGCTGTGCCAGTCGGGCTTGCCAGTTTCGCACCGGAAGGGATTGCCTCGGCCAACATTGACGTACGTGTGCAGACTACACATGTTGTCGTTGCCAGTGGCGATGACATCACCTACGACGCCTATCTGGCAGGGCCACAGAGCTTCCCATTCTTCAACTAGTTAGCGCCTGCAAATCTCCTCCTGGCTGCTGAGGGCATCGTTTCCGATGCCCTCAGAGGCTATAATAGAGAGAGAATATGGCTGAGTTACTGACCCGTAAGTTCATCCGCGAGACCATCATGGGCGACGCTGGGCTCATAAAGGATGCCCTCAGCGTCATCAACGTGGATGCTGACACATACACCATCAACGCCCTAGCTGACCTAGTGCCCGACCCCTTTCGTATGCGGGACAGCTTCCTATTCAAACCATCCAACAACACGAACGCACCCCTCGTCCCTTCCGCAACAATTGCCGCCTCGATGGATACAACCCAAACTACCATCGGCTATGGTAGCACGGGCGACCCCATGACGGCAGGCGACATCATTCTCATTGACAACGAGAAGATGCGCCTTGAGCTGGTTGGCACGGCGGGCAACATATTGACGCTGGTGCGGGCCGTTGACGGGACTACAGCCGCACCTCATTCCCAGTTTGCTACGATTTTTCAGGCCGCAGGGCCGGAGTTCCGGCGCATCACGAGCTTTGGCTTCCCGACGACGAACGACGTGGACATTGCCCGCACCTTCACCTTCAACGAAGACTTCGTGGGCCAAGTCTACTTCCTGATTACCCCCGACGACATCAACAAGAGTATCGACTCGGCGCTGGAGAATCCGCAGGTGCGAACCATTGAGCGCACTACCATCACGTTCGTCAACAACACGAATGAGTATGCCTTGCCGGTGGGAGTCCACAGCAAGACCCAGATACTCGGCGTGTACTTCCGTGACTCCTCAACCTCGGATGTCCTGGAGTGGTCGGCTCCGGCCTGGAAGGCCATTGAGGATGACAACGCGGTGACGCTACACTTCATTACGTTGCCCACCTTCAACAGCAACGTGGACTTCATCGTGGTATGGCGCAAGTTCTTTGCCGCGCTGGGCAGTGATGCGGACACCACCACCTGCCCCAAGGAACTCATCATACCGATGGCAGAGTTCGAGCTGTTCAAGAAGATATTCAAGACTCACGGGGATACAGCACGGCGCATGTTCGCCCAGGACATGGCGCTGGCCGAGAAGCGGGTACAGGAGTACGTGGCTGCCGTCATATCGCCCGCTGAGACCCGCGAGTATAACATCAACGAGCCGGTGTACGTCCCCGACGTGTTGCCCAAGAGCTACTCCTGGTGATGTGATGGTAAGGAGACTACGATGAACCGACAGTTCACCCAGGCAACCGTGGCCATTATTGGCGCCCTTGGCCTCGTTGCAGCCACGCTAATCACGTTAGTCGTGGATGGCCTTGAGGACGAGCGGCAGATACTCGTTGGCGGTCTCATTGCGGGCGCCAGCGCCTCCGCATCGTGGCTGTTTCGGCTTAACGGTACCTCCAACCACACCAAGGAGTAGCGGCGTCAGAATGGGCTCTGAGAGCGTCTGAGCGGCAGGTGCCCCATTAAAAGTTACGATATACTCATCAACAGCGAACCGTACGTCTTTGGCCCTGACGGCCAAGGCGGGGGCATTGACCTTGGCTCCGCGCTGTTGGAGCCTGGGGCGCCTCGACAGACGGGCACCATCATCCTCCCCTCGCCGCACCACGGTTTTGGGCAGGCTGTGTCCAGCGACCCGTCGATGATGGAGGAGATACAGGATTGGGAGGCGCATCCAGGGCTGCTCGTTCCGGCAGGCCGCATTACAGTACCAGCTTCTGGCGTACGTCCTACCGTGTTCAGCGACGTTGCTAATGACCCGACTGCCCTTTGGCACCGAGCGGTCTCCACCTTCTTCAACCGAGACAAGGTGTTCATCATCTGGCCGAAGAGTATCGACTCCTTGACTAGCGCCCACGTTGTTGCCGCTGTGGATACAGCTCTTGGAGCGGTGAATGGAAAAGACCTCAACTACGGCAGCACGGCCCGTTGGCGCGACGAAGCTGTTATCGGAATCGAACGACATGAGATAGGAGTAGGTGACGACTCACAGCGTCACGGCCATGGCTTCCGTACAATCAACCTGAATACCGAGGTAGCGAGTAGCACACAAATCACGCAGCGTGTCTCTCATGTGGCTACCACCCCCAACATTGTGTTCTATGTAGAGAACCACGGACGCTGGCTCCCGCCCGACCTCTTCATCGGAGACGACCCAACTGTCAGCTTTGGCTCTCAGTCCTGGGTTGGCCCCATCAAGCTGGAAATGGGGGGGTATTGCACCGGCCTGTTTGCCTATGGCCCACACCTCCTCATCTTCAAGCGTGAGGGCCTGGTGCTCGGTCTCGACAGCGGCGAGGTGTTTACCAACATGATGGTGCAGAAGCCAGGATACGAGGATGATAACTTTGGTTTCAACTCTGCATCCTATTTGCACTATATCCTCATTCCGTCTAGGGGCGGGCTCATTCGCCTCGACCCTAACTCCCTGGAGCAGGCACGCATCAGCCCACAAACAGTGCAGTATGGGTTCTTCGGTGCGGACGCACCTATTGGCTATCCTGGTCGTATATGGGGTGTCACGACGCGGCAAGGGCCTGAGTTTTGGGCTTACGGCGAGAACTCGGTTGCCTCCGCTGAAGGCAACCTCGCGCGTGCTGCTACTGCCCGCGACGGTTTCTTCTACCGCGACACCTCTATCCGCACACCTTCTTCCTTTCGGGGGGGTATCGTTGCCCAGTTTGCCAATGGTAGAGACGAGTTCGTCGGGGCGAACGTCTTCGGTGCTCTGCCAACATCTGGGGAGATCGTGGTTAAGGGGCTGTATACGGAGGGGCTCACGTCGCTTCCTGGCACTTACGCTTCCCCGAATGCACAAATGCGCTCCTCCCGCGTGTCGGCGGATGGCATGGCTGCGGGCCGCTCAATCCTCCCCACCCAAGTCCGGTTGCGGCGGAAGATAAACGGCGCCGGATTCTCTGCGGAGCTGGCGGTGGACGAGGGCGCGGCGACCGTACTCAGCAGCAACATGACAGGCACGGGGCCGTTGCGGCTAAACGTTCCTAGCACCCTCTCCCCACGTATTGGACGTACTCTCCAGCTTACTCTGAAGCACACGAACGCGGTAGTCGGAAGCGTCCATCGAATCGACTGGCCCATTGCCATCGACTATGAGTTCGTCCCCACTCAGAACGCACGTGATGCCATCTCCATCAAGGTGTGGGCGGGTGCAGCCCAGTTGCATGACGGGACTATGTGGTCACGGGGCAGCGGTGTCTCGCTACGTGACGAACTTCTCGCCCTCAAGGGCTCCACGACTACCATCGAGTTCCCCGATGCCGTGCAGTGGACAGTGCTGGTTCGTGACGTAGCTGCCATCATGGTTCGTGCTGAAGACCCGCACACCAACTCCCCCTCGTGGCTTGTGACATTGGATTGTGCCAGGATTGATTAGTTGGCAGAACACGAGCACAGTGTACGCCGTCCGGCGACCGGACTGAACGAGGCCCGCTTTGGCGGGCTAGCAGGACGGGGAGGATTCCTACGTGTTGTGCGCTCCCTCCCTGCCCATGGGCGCAAGGATGAGCTGCTTGTTTTCAGCAATGCTGGCGGCGCAGGCCACGGCACACTCTACTTCTGGGACGACACGGCCAAGGCATGGACAGCGGTCGCTCAGCCGGGGCTGGCAGGCAACCACAACATCCTCAGTACCACCCACCCCGACGCTCTGGCAGCATCGGTTGTACGCGGCGCCATTGTGGTTGGCAACTCCACACCCGCATGGTCGCGGCTAGCGCGGGGCGTGTCGGGTACGTACCTCCGCTCAAACGGCGCCGATTTGGCGTATTCCGCCATACTGGACGCGGATGTGCCGACTATCCATTCTGGTTCGGCACATCATGGTGAGTCTCACACCCTTGCCAGCCACTCAGCGAAGGCCCACGGTGATCTCTCTGATGCCCCCGCTTCAGCCCACCACACGAAGTACACCGACGCCGAGGCTATCGCTGCGGTCAAAGTAGAACATGCCATCGCACTCGGCAAGGCGGGGGTCGTAGCTGCCGCAGCCGATACTGCCAACTTCATCCAGGTCGCGCCCTTCGACATGAAGTTGACCCGACTCAAGGCGACCTGTATCAAGAAACCGACCAGCGACGCTACTATCCAAGTACGGCAGTCAACGGACAGCGGGGCCACGTTCGCCAACGCCTTCGGCACTGTGGTCGTGACAGCAGCAGGCACAGCCAAGATATTCACGTCCGACCCTGCCGACTTGAACATCAATGAGAGTGATGGCTTCAACTTCAGCGTAACCGGCGGGGCAGACGGGGAGGATTACATGATCGAGATAATCGGAGAGGCACGATGAGAATAGTCCGAGTTGGTGAGCCATTGCGTGACAGCGATACCGACCTCACCTCTGGCTACCTGGAGCGCGTGGCGGGCCTCATTGACCGCGACCTATCCTCGTATACCGTAGACGACCTCTCCATCATCGAGTGCAACGTGGCGGGGCTCCTACTGCCAGAAGGGGACGCCTGGGTCTACATGCGGCGCTGCACGGGGCTGATGCGGGTTCGACAGCGACCCGACCCCGTAGGTGTACCGCAGGAGATAGGCTCCCTGTTTCTTCGGCGGGCTCAGGATGCGGCGAGCCAGATCGCAGGCATCGCCGCTGACGTGGGAAACGCCGTCATGTCGCAGGAGGGGCGGTTGTGTTGGGAGGCGGCTTGGCCCATCTACAGCGATAAGTACG